AATGTCTTCAGTTTGGTCCATCGCCGATATTCCATCGTAGTCGACGTTTAGACCTGCACTCATTCCTGCTGCTTCATCATGGAAGGCCACGGTTTCCCGTTGGATCTCCATGTTTTGTGGTTGATTTGTGACGACAACATCTGCCTGCAGATCACTTTCACTCCATTCTTCAGACTGCACTTCAAATATGTCTGGGCATGATGGCCTCCATCTCCGAAGAGCGAAGGGCTTACGTTCACGCCCAAGACACACCTTTTCATGCATCTCACACGCTAATGTAGTAGATGTTCTGTAGCAGAAATTGCAACGTCGGCAAAATACTCTGTAAGACAGAGGTGAGGAAACTATCCTCACAGTAGAGTCCCTTTCTAGTAAGGAACTGCAACTTTGTCCGAATCTGCGGTCGGACTCCTCGGCTGTGTTGCAGGAAATCTATGTACAATACGCAAGCTGATTAGACTCACATAAGGGATTTAAAGTTTACTCTTTCGACAATCAGATTGTCTGGTAGTTTAACGACTTGCCTAGGTCAATGCAGTGGTTTACCACTATTGAGAGTACTGTCCACTCCATGTTGACTCTCTTCGGAGCTCAACATGTTTTGAACTTTCCCAGAAATCATCTCTCAAAGACTCCCAGGTTGGAAATGTGGATTCTTCCACGTACATATCGAGGTCAGCTTCGCTAATCACCTCTTGGAACATTTTCTTCTTTTGTTCGAAAATCTCACGACCATACCAGAAGTATTCACGCACAGCAGTCGCAATGACTTGAAGCGCATGAGCTTGTGGTGAAATGTTCTTTTTATGTACACACACTGTCAGCATTTTTGCAATTGATGTCTCGTCGAGCGGTCCCACATAAGCACCTATGTCTTCATCCCAACGCCACCTCCTTTTCAGGAAGTTGGCGTCGTCAATGTGGATGTATGGCACAGATTCAGCAAGTTTGTCTGCCATTGTGTAACCAATGTCGACATCTGCTAGTACTTTTTGTATGGCTGTGTGATTGAACCACGGTGCGTCCTGGGACACACCCATGATGTTGTCATCACCATATGTCAGGAGGCTCACGAGTGATTTGAATCGTTTCGTGTTCCCAATTGGACGGAGTACAATGTAGCAGTAACGCATATAGAGGGAGTTAGCAAGGCCATTTACAATGACAGTGAGAGGGTGTCCTGAGGGATTGCTCCCATAGAACTCCAACAGATCTCCATTGAAATCAACTGTGGGGAACGCTGTGTCATACCCAATACCTCGAACAACTTGAAGTGCTTGGTCGCTGTAACCTGATTCTTCACAGATGTTGAGGATAATGTCAAAGGCAGCAAGGATAACATTCGCTGGCATGCGCTTATCGAATTTCGAATAATCGCCTGCTACAATTCTTCCTTCACCGAATTTCACCATACGTTCTCTAATCTCTTCCCATTCAAGACTTTGTGCCACTGTTCCAGGGCCCGTCTCAAATGTGAAGCGGTTTTTCTGCATATGGATGATGATTGACAAAAGGTACATTCTCACCACAATTGTGTATGCCATGCCGGACGCTGTGAACACTCTGGTTTTCCCACTCTCTGCTTTTTCAACAGTGACTGGTTCGTCCTTGAGATGTCCACAGTATACTGTGTGCACTCTCTCTCCTCGCTCGTAGATATCAATCATGTTGTAGATCGTGTCCTCAATTTCTTGAACCACGTGCACATCAGTGTTGACCTTTTCATCGACGAAGTAAATGAAGTGTTTTTTTGACTTTTTGTACGGAGCACCAGCACTGGATTTTCTGTTCATTTTGTCACAGTACAACACACCAGCACAACCATTGATTGCAACTTCGATTGGGTAGACGTGGATTTTAGGTGTTGCACCATGTGTTTCATCCATGTACATTTCTGTTGCTTGTCGTAGGATGTCGTCTCGCATGAGGGTCACAGGGCGTGTCATGTCGTTCAACGCATTCACCCAAGGGGTGCTCGTCATACATGGTCTTGTTTTATCGACCACATAACCTCGTTTCACGATTTGTTCACAAATGAGAGTCTGTCCTACATTGGTTCTCCCTCGTTGTCTGAATTCGCCCGTGAAGGAACCCTTCACATCTGCGACACCTGGATTTGATCGATGAACTACACTTTGCATACTGAGGTCACCCAAGTTCCGTTGTTTCGAGGGTGCTGAGATTTCAATCTTTACTCTATTCACAAAGCGTGGTTCAAAATGAACACAACCATTGACTACTTGTTCGAATGTCACTCGCATTGCTGCAATTTTGTCATCTCGACCAAGGGTGTGAATGCCTAGTATGATAGGGCCTGCTGGTGTCTGTGAAAACAATAGCATACCACAATCACCGACTGCTGTGCGCTCT